GTGTGATACGTTGAACCATTTTATTCTCCTCCGCTGAATAGTCCGGCGGAATTAGCCTGCCCACCAGCCTTAGCTGCTCCTGATAATAGAGTTGAACCCGCCGCGAATCGGCTGGCCCTCTTGGCGTTCTTGCCCTCTAGGCGCGTTAGATTAGCCCCTGCGAGCAAACCTGATCGCTGCGTTTCACCTTGGTATCTAATGTTCAAAGCGTCAAGCTCGGCAAATTTCGCGCTATCTTCGATTAGACTTGTCCCCATTTCGCCAAACCCCACGCCGCTTTCAGCAATCTCGGCACGTTGTCGCCCCAGCAACTGTCGGTTCGCTCTGCGTTGCGTTTCCTCGGCAAGCCCAGCCTCTTTTGATCGCTGCTCCGCCTCGCGCGTTTGTAGGTCTGCGTTAAATTTTGCTGATGCTTCTGCCGCGTTACCCTGTTGGATTGCGCCAACGGCGCTAACCCCTGCGCCGGCTACGGTTGCGGCTATTAGCGCTATCTCGATTCCGGTCATTATGTAACCCTCGCGTAACGATAGCAGTCCGTGCCATCTGGTGAATATTTTAAAGCCAAGCCCTCGCAGCGAAAGCCTAAAAGGTCAGCCCAACGGCAACCCTCTGTATGTCCTTTAATAACACTCATTTCTATTCGGTGAAACTGTGTATTAGATATAATGCCTTTTTTTACCGCGCTATGCACAGCCATGAACTTTCCATCCATCTTTCCGGTAATTAGCATCCACGCCCGCGCTACGCCGTTCCACTCTTCAATAAGCCCGCCGCACGCATAAACCTTGTCGCCTTCAATAGCCGTGAAAGATAGCGGTTGGATTTCCAGCCCTTCGCCATAAGCGGGGTCGCTGAGTAGCGGTGCCATTTGCGTCTGCATATCCTGCAATGAGAGATTAGATAAATGCTCTCTCTTGAGCTTGATAATTTCCACGGCCTACCTACTATCTTGCGTTGTTACCTGTGGGTAGATTGCCACCAACGTCATCGGAAGGGGCGCGTCTTGAACAACCTCGATAAAACCGTCGGAGTCGTAACCACCTCCCCACTCTACACGCTTATCGCCTGAAAATAAAGGGATAGGGGAATCCATAGCAAGCCCTGAACCCCTAAACGGCATCTCTCGCAATTTATCCAGCAAATGCCCGACCTTCGCGCCAACGGTATTATGAAAGCGGAATGTGATCTTACTGCTGCGCTTTGTTTTCCCTTGGGCCGTGCCATCTCTTGAGCCAGCCTCTAATCGCATTGGTGATAATCGGCTTCTATACGCAAGCCCAACATGAATTTTACTACCCTCACGTTGCAAGGAAATAGAGCCGCTTGAAACGGTGCGGTTAGGGTGAGCGCTACCGTCGATAAGAACTTGCACTTCCTCGCCCTCAAGGTGGTTCAACCCGCTAATGGTGGAAGTTGCCACGCCGTCATAGGTCAGACCGCTATCGACATAAAAGGCATTCACGACATCTTCGCCGTCTTCTATCTCTGGCATCATAACCTCGATATAGCGCTTTTCCACGCCATTGATCGTGCGCTTAACAATCAGCCATAAATCATCACGCTCATTATCTGGCGAGGGTATCGACTGAACGCTCTCAACAAACCCGTTGCCGCCGATAGGGTGCCTATGCCAAGCTGCTACACTCTCGCCTGCATTGAGGGTGAAGCAAACTAGCTTGCCGTCATTGCGAACCGTCCAAATAAGGCTGTATGGGTCTTGCTGATACACCATATCAATCAAGCCCGTTTGCGTTATATGCTCGGCTCTAATAGTCTGATCGTTTCCATCATAGCGATCTGATGAAACGGAGAAACCATTATCGTAAACCTTGCGCCCGCTACGCTGCACAAATAGAATACGGCTACCCACGGTGATAGGGCTGATCGCTCGGCTACCGTAACCCGTCTGCGGCTTACTCTCTACGTTGTCCGGTGCCAGTGGCTCGCCTGATGATGTGGCGCGAATAATGCTCTCGCCACCACCTGTGCCGACAAGCAACCCTTCACTGGCTGGGTGAAGCCATTGGATTTGATTCGTTTCATCATTGAGGGCTGGAACGATCATCGCGCTATCTGGCAATAATTCGCCAAACGATTTGCCCGCCATATTCTCGAAGTCACCTGATACAGATAAATAAGTGTTAAACCCAAGGCCGAAGCAAAGCCGCTCGCGGAAAATCGTGACGGATGTAGGCCATCCCTCCACTTCGCTCCATGACTGCAAAGCCCAGCGGAAGGTGCCTTGATTAAGCGTCAGCTCATACGGTAAGTTTTCGCGGATAATACCCTTAACTTGGGTGGTGCTTATGTATTCGGTAATCTCTACGTTGCCACTACCCGCATCATTGTAAAGCCAATTCACGCCCTCGACTGCTCCGCCCGTGTCTGGGTCGTCGCTTCCGTCATAGCGTGCGCCCTCGGTATGGATAGGGCGACTCGCGCCCGCTAATCCTGTGCTTACAGCCTCATAGGTTTTTGTGTCGCTACGGCGCAGCTCGGTTACGTTAACGGGCTTACCAACCTCCCAGGGGCGAATATCAGTAAGGGCGCTTTGCTCTAGCTGAATAAGGCTGCCAACAAGGCCAGCTTGGAATAAATCGGCGCTCGACGTTAGGGTGATTGTGTTGCCTTTTTCGCTACGGGTGCGAACCTCGCCGCCTGATGTGTAGCTATTAGAAAAAACACTACCGACTAAATCAACGGTGGTTGCATTAATTACTGTTATCATCCAGCGGCCATTAGCCTCTGCGGTTCCAGCAACCAGCGCAACCCTTACATAATCACCTGTGACATAATCTGCCGTGGTGTTTACGGTTAAGCGGATCAATCCGCTTCCATTATTCGCCGCGCCTGAAACTGTCGCCGCGTAAGTCAGCCCTGTCACTGTGATTGTTTCGTCGATATTCTGCTTTTTGAATGGCCCATTTGAAGAGGCGTATGGCGTAATAGTCCAATTTGAATTTCCAAAGCGTCGCAAAACTTGTGGAGGGTAGCCATCGCAAACCAAATAAATAACATCGCCTGATTGTTTAAATTTTATCGCGCACGTTCCGTCACTGTTTGTGAGGTCAGCTATTGCATAGGGGCTTGCAATCTCATAATCAGAGCCGCCGCCGTCAAGCACCGTTCCGCGATTCGCATAAAAACGGATGTATTCATCGCCAAATTCTAGGGTGAAGGCTTGGCTTGCTGAAAAGATAAATCGCAGCAACCATGTACGGTGCGCGCTATTCTTCACTTCTTTTATAAACTTAGTTCCACCACGTCGCATAGCGGGGCCTTGAACTAATGGAATGAAATTTTCAGATACACGGCACCCTGATTTATAGGTCGCCTCGAAACCGCCTGTTGAACGGCCATCTAAAAGGGGGCTAAGCTCGCCCGCGTTAAAAGATGAAAGGCTCGGAGATGCTTTAACCATTTTATTAAATCCTCGCTAGAATCCAGCTATCATGTTGTTGCGCCTCTGCTGGTACTTCGACCAACCCAGAACCAAGGGCGGCCATTAGCGCGTCTTTGTATTCTTGTTTTGCAGCGGCTTTTTTTGAATTACTTTGAGTGATCGGCTCGGCAAGCATGGCGGCAAGCCTTGCGGCTATCACCATAACGAATGCTGAATCATACTCATCGGGAGTCAATCCGTTTGTGATGTAGCGAAATTTTAACGGTGCCGCCTCATCGGTTAAAATAAGGTTTCCCTCTAACGTGTAGAAGGTTGACTTATCGGTAACATAATTTCGCAGGTTCTCGCAAACGTAATGCTCACCCACCTGAATGGCTCGCAAGTAATCGGAAGGCAAGGCGTATTGCTTGCTATATCCGTATGCGGGCGCAGTCGCTAGGGCGGGCAGCGTGGTGCGTTTAATGGAAAAGCGCCATGTGTTTATGCGTAGCTCGTTTTCAAGCGTCAGATCGTAGATAAGCCGCAGCAATGACGCTGGCTCACTATCATCGTCGATGCTGATAATAGGTGCCGCGCCAAGGCTGGTAAGCGCTAGGTTGCAAATATCTACCTGCGAGGCCATTAGGCTTTATGCTCAGCAGCGTGGGCGATTTCCTTTAGGGCTAGAAATATATCAAGCTTATTAGGTGAGTTGGCGTCATCGACTGCCAGCTCAATATCTTTTGATGTGGTGGACGTGTCTTGCGTAACAGTGGTTTCGCCAATGTTAATGCCGTAAAATGCGGTAGCCATAATATTTACCTCTTTGGTTGCGCTGCATTAAGAAGTGGGGAAGGTAGCAGCGCGCTAAACCCTTCCCCATACTCCTGCTCTATTGGGCTAGATAGTCCAAAGAACTTCTAGGCGAATGTCACCCGCAGCAGTACCGATAGTGGTACCAGTGAGAACAACATCATACTCGCCACCCGGATCAACGGTTTCACCCGCCAATTCCCAAAGGCGCTTAGCCGCATTCTCTGGTGCCGTAACGCCAAAGGGTGCGAAAGCTGATCCTGCGCTTGTGAGCGCAAGGCCGTCTTCCAGCAAGTCAGCGTCAACCACTGCCCCGCCGTCAACATTGTAAAGCCCGATATCGCAATCAGTCGAACCAGATAAAGCGTCATTCTCTAGCGTCCGTCCGATAAGGCGAGCGTTAGAAGGTAGGCGCACAAAACGGAAAGTAGAGCCGTTCGTATCTCCTGCAACCTTTGCAATATGGCCCGTGCTAGAGCGCACAACGCCGTTGGCTTCAAAAGGGTAGGATGGTGCAATCGGGCGTGCATCCGCATTAGTTAGCGGTGCCGATTTCAAGTTATTAACAGTCATGGTCTAATCTCCCTTAGATTTTAGATAGGATTTGAATGACTTTGCCAGCTTCCAAGCGAGTCGCCCCGCCTGCCATATCAAAGTAAATCTGATACGGATGGCCTTTTAAGTCTTTACGTTGCGAAATATCGACACTCATTGGGCCGTGGCCTGCTGGATCGAAGCGCCCTAAATGCATACCGGACTTCACCCAACAAGGGAGAGTGCGATTTGCACCTACTACCATTCCGTTTTTAACGAATGTGGTAGATGCGAACACGATGAAATTAACGCCCAAGTAAGAACGGACGCGGCCATCGCCATCAAGAACAGGCTTCTCGCCACGATAATCCGAATTAACAACTTGAACTTCATCAAGCAGCTGCTCGTTTTCCGCTGGCGTGATTGCCATGAAGCGCTGGTTCGACTCATCATCGAAATCAACTTCTGCTTCTAGGAAAATCGTGATTGCTGCTTTAATTTTAGCAACATTCAAGCCAACATCAGAGCCGCCGCCACCAACGCCAGCCGCGATGCGGTAGGATGTAGTGTTGAAGGTTTCAGTGTCGCCACCCATTTCACCAACTTTTGCAGTGCTGAAGAATGCAGCAAAGATGATAGCATCTTCTTTACGGGCAATAGCCTTGCGGCCTAATTCAACATAGGTATTTGTTGGATCGGAAATCGTACGGAGTTTGTCGAAGTCATCAACAGGGATGGCTAGGTCATACTCTTGCGGGACTACCCAACGGCGAGTGTGTGGAATATCAGAAAATTCGATAGGCGTGAAGCGCTGGCCGTTTTTAGCCTTCATTTCAACAATGCCGTATTGATCGACAACGCTTGCTTGCTTACCTTTGTGCATATCCACCATGACGCCGCCGACAAGTTTGCCGCCCTTGTCTTGTAGGAGTTGTGACACGTTATCAGAGTACTGTACTCGGTCGTGTGCTGGAACCAATGATTCAGTCATTTGTAAACCTCATTTACTTTAATTAATAATATTTAATAGTTTGAGGCTTATCCGAATCGGGGCCGTGATTTTAAAAGGGGTGGGGGCAAAAGCCTTATCCGGTTTTAGTATCACGGGGGCGCGTAGCCTTATCCGATTAATTTACAGTATATCCTAGTAGATTGAATACGCAAGGCGCGCGGGGGCTAAAGAAAAAGGCCGCCCCACGGATAAGAGGGCGACCTTGATCTCGAAAGAACCAAACAATATAGTAGACAATCCTAGCTTATACTTTAGTAGTCTTCTTGTAAAGCGAATCCATCTTATGTTTTGCCATTGGATCGCCTTTTTGGTATTTAGCCATAAAGTCTTTGTCTGATCGCAAAGATGTAATCTCTGCCTGTGCGCCTGCTGCTGTCTGCGTAAAGCTAAGGTTTCCATCACCCTCAACATACTTTGACTCAAGCATTCCATCGCCAACTTTTTTGAGGATACGGGCGAGCGCGGCTTCATTACCGCCAAGTACGGAGTCAATATCACCGCGTGGAATATCGAACTCCCGCGTTACACGCTCTGAAATCTCAAGGTTCGCTGAGTAATTACTGCCCCATTCCTTTTTTAAATCCGCAATTTCTTTTTCGGAGGAAATAGCACGCTCGGTTTCAGACTCACCTTGCAAGCCTGCCGCGTGTGCATTCCATTTTTCAGCCAATGCCCGCGCCTGAGTGGTGTTTAAACCTGCTTCATGCATCCACTTACCAGCCTCGCCCGCAAAAACGCCGTCATCACCCTCGGCGGTTGGTAGCTGGTAATCGGCTGGTGTGGCTGGGCGGCCTAACTTATCGTAAACCTTGTTCCACGCTTCTTTATCTTCGCCGTCTTTCGGCATAGCGACTTTATCGCCGCCGTTCAGCTTTTCCAAATTCCGCATAGAATTGAGCGCTGCTGCTGGGTCTTTGAACCCTTTATTTTCTGCGTAGCCTTTTAGCTCTGCGTCTTCAATAGAACCATACCACGGTGCATCTGCTGATGGTGTAGCTGGTGGCACTGCTGCACCTTCTGCTGCTGGTGGCGGTGTTGGTGTATCTGTTGCTGGCGGTGGGGTTGCTGCCCCTCCTCCTGCTAGTAGTTGCGCTGCTTCACTCATATCCCAATTCTCCTTTTTCTAGTTGTTGGGTTGCTTTAATGATCTCTGAATCATCAAGATGTAGCTGCTTCAATAAATGGAGGTAAACGCTTCGTTGCCCCTCCCTTACTGCCGCAGCGATAGGGTCAATCATGCCATCACGACCAGAAACATGGGTGCTTGCGTATGGCTTGCAAAATTCCACAATATCAGAAAGCACTATAACGCCGCTTTGCGATAGCTGCTCGCCGCTTCCGGTTAAATGGAAACACGCATTATAGGCGCGCTTCTTGCGCTTGATAATATCTAAGAAAAAATCTCGGTTCATTGTGGAATAATATTTGGCAACGCTTGGTTAGAAGGTGACTGAGCCAATGCCTGAGTTTCGGCAAATGATCTAGCGGAATCAGCTACTACTGGCGCTGCATTCAGTAGTTGCTCGGCTTGCGCGGCTTGTGCTTTTTGTTCGTCTTTTTCTGCCATCTCTTCCTCTGAGAACATTAGGCTCGGTTTCATGCCATGAATATCTGCTAGCTCTCGGCTGATTTTTGGCAGATTATATGGATCTAAAACTGATGGGTCTATCTGCGCCAAGGGGGTGACGCTTTCAAGTGTGCGTTGGATAGCTAATCCTTCGCCCGCACGTTGGGCGCGGTTAAGTGGTGAGGTGTAGAGAACTGAAACCTCGGCACCTGAATCCAAAAGGATTTGAGGCTTAGGCGGTAGCTTGCCCTGCTGCTCCAAAATATCAAGCTCGCACTCAATAATGCCGCCAAGTAGTTCCGACTGCTGACGCCCGCCCGTAGGAGCTAGAAGCATTCCCTTTTCCTTGGTGCGCTCTAGCACTTCGGTAGCCGTCATTGTTGGGGTATCCACTAAAATTTGGAATAAATTTACAAGAAAGGCGTCGTTAATAATTTCGCGACGGCGGTCTGAAAGCTCAAGCCCTAGCGGGAAGTTTGCGCCCGTTGGCATCTCGCGTATTAGCTGTTGCCCGCGCTCGTCCATGCCGCCGTAATTGATTGCACCCGGTACCATAGAAAACTGAGATAAGAGAACGTCTTTCGCCGCGACTAATACCGGATTAACCGATTTCTGCCCCTGCATTAAGATGGTTTTTTCCATCTCATTAAGGGTTTTAATATCTGGCAAAACGCGGATGGCTGGGCTACTGCCGTAAAGCTGGCGCGGCATTGTGGTGTAGCGGCTTGTCGGCATACGGAAGGTGCGGTAGCCGCCCTCTTGAACCGTCTTCATGCCAGTAACGGAAACATAAATAGATGAATATTTCATCCGGTCGTTGCGTCGGCTTTCTGGGTCGTAGTCTCTATTCGGTTTAATCGCGTGGATGAAATCAAATTTCTTTGCGGGGGAATCCTTACGCGCCTTTAGAATCTCCGGCGGCAAAACATCCTCGCCAAACCGATCTGCGGCTTGCTCTGCATCAAGTTTAATCTCGCGGTGTCCGTAATCAATAACGCCATGCCCATTTTCACGAATCCACACACCCGCTAAATGCTCAGCACGGTAGCGAATAACGCCGCCCATGGAATCATCAACGAAAAGTGAGGCAGTGCCGAAGCCGCCAAGCCCTTTGTAGCATTCGTGAATCTGGCTCGCGAAGTTACTGCGTGGCGAGTAGCGCTCTGCGAAAATAATATCAAGCACCTCGTCAGCCCATAGGCGAAAACCGCGATCCTCGTTTATCTTTTTATCGTTGGTTTCCAGCCCGTGCCATCGCGAGTTGCGAGGGGTGAGCATATCATCAAGCGCACTCGCTAATTTATCCAACGCGCTGGGGGCTGTGCTGTCGAATACCAGTGTACGATCTGGCCTCTGGTCGCGTAGAACCTCGCCATTAAACCCGCCATATTCTGGCATTACCCGCTCGGCAATCTCTTGATATAAGGAGTCGAAGTTCACACGTTCGGACTTCATAACTCCGTGCATTTTTACTACATCTTTTGCGGTATTATCCATGAATGGCTACGTCGCTGCAATAACTGATACTTTGAATCCGCTCGCCTTTGGAACGCCGCGATAATATTTAATCCCAGCGATTAGCTTTTCGTGATTAACGGTTGCGGTGGGGTTTACGGAAAAAAGAATATGGCAATCGGCATCTGATTGCAGCATTACGATTTTCGTTGCATCATTCAGCGCCGCTGATTGAGTGGCAGTCGTAAAGGTAACAGGGGTTTGCTCCGCAACGCCCGGCTCCATTGGAACCTGAGCCGCGCTCTTATTATCGTTGCCAAGTGTTTCGTATTCTTTAACGTATAGTAAAGCCATGTTAAGCCCCGCCCAATAGTTTGGTGTTGCCTGTGGTTAGGGCAGTATCTCCACCCGCTCCCGTCAAAATATTTGCTGATCTGCCTTTGCGCTTACGCAATCGGTCTGCGTCTTGGGTGGCTACTTGTGCCTCATCAACCGTTGGTGCTTCAATCGGTGGTGGTAGCTTCTGTGCTTTAGGGCCGCCCATAACAAAATCCTCTAATGTGCTTTGCTCTATTCTACATCCGCAAAATGTAAATGGCAAATGAGGCGGGGGCTAGAAAGGATTAAACTCTGTAACGGCCACGCGGGGGCGGTTCGCCATCATTTCTAGCGTGTGCTGTGGCTGTAAAATGGTTTCACGGCTAATGCCTTGCCCCATTAAATCATATTGAAGCGCCTCGCAAACATGGCTGCTTGGTGTTTTATCTGGCTTGTCTTGGTAGCGCTCGCTGCCGACTACCTGAATGCGACGATAACAGTATCCACCCGCCATGCCCTTGCGCAGCGTCTTACATGACGGGTCGATAATAAGCGCTGGCTCGGCATCAATAACTTTTGTTAGCTGGTCTGCGACTGTCTCACGCCGTGTGGCGAATATATTTGAGTGAGCGGGAAGGGCGATAATACCTTCGCTTGCCATCATCTTAAAGACGGTCATAGTCTCGTCTGATTGCTGGCCTTGGTTTCCAGCGGGATCGCCTGTAATACTCCCCATTCTAGCGTTACTCCATCCGTTTAGAGATATAAGCGCTTTAATTTCTCGCGCAAAATTCTTCGCTCCCAATCGGGTTGCGACTAATTCGGCAATCACTCTAACCTGCCCCATCGGGCTACGCTGTGTAAACGTGGCGGCTGGCGTTAGTCCAAAATCCATGCCGATATTAAGCACAAGGTTGGGATCATAGGCGCACGGGCGGCAATGGAATGAGTCGATGTATTCCGGCATGACGGGGCGGCCTGATACAACAAAGCCGTATTCATTAGCAAGGTTGATACGCACCCAATCGTCGGCCTTACCCTGAATGAGGCGCTGATAATATTTGTCTGGCAGGTTGTCGATATTCTCTGCCGCGAGGTTTACAGAAAACGAATCCTTGCCGTTCACCTTCTTGATGTTTACGCCGCCGGGCTGACGGTGGAAATTCCAGCCATCGGGCTTCACCTCCTCGGCTTGCTTGTAATACCAGCTATCCTCGTCGGGTGCGTTAGTATCGCCAAACATCCCATGCCATGTAGCGATAACGCCGCCCGCTGCCATAGAAGGGTAGCGCCCGTGACGCGCATCAGCCATATCAACGACGGCCTTGTCTAGCTCCTTGGTTTCATTCAGCCAAAAGCCTGTAACCTGCGAGCCACGCAATTTCTTCACAGCGTCGGGGCGATCAAGCGCGATGAATACAACCTCCGCCTTTACTGTGGTTCCGTCATTAGGGAGTGAAAACGTCCCGCGCCACGTTGGAGGCTCGAACCCGCCTCCTGTGAATTTTCCAATATCACCGACAAGCTCAAGCCAATCTTTAATAGTGGTGGTCATTAAGTCGGGGTATGTGTTACGCACTGCGTACCAGCGGGTGGGTCGCACGCCTTCTCTGTTGGGTAGCTGCTGGCACATTAATTTAAAAAGGCGTTGGCAACTGGTGGTAGTTTTTCCTGAGCCAAGCGGCCCCATAATAAAAGAGCAAGGCGCTCGGTCGTTATAATACGCCTCGAGCACCTCGCCTTGTGGTTTAATATGGAAATTAACGACCGTCATTATTCGGTGGCTTCTTCTTTCGCTGGGAAAACCTTAACAATAATCAGCCCATCATCAGCGTAATCATCCGAAAGGTGAAGTGTCACCGCCTCTTCCGTTAAGCTAGGGTCAAGCCCGACAACATTGAAAACATTGAGGCGAAACATCTTGGCTGCCTCTTCAATCTTTTTTTGCCCATGCTCTCGAATAGCTTTCGCCTTCGCTGTGAATTGCGCCTTCTCGGCTTTAATATCTTCAAACTCTGCGCCTGTGATCTGCCAAAGTTTTGGTAATTGGTCTAACGTAGTTTTCATTCTAATTCTTCCGGTTATGATGTTTTATTATATGCTAGTTGTTAGTTTTTAATCAAGCGCTATATCTTATTGCATTCAAGCAAGGTGATTGTTGACTTATCATGCGATGGCGTTTGCTCGCATCGCAGTTTAATTTCATCATGCGATGACGGCGTGGTGGCATGATAAGCCACGTTAAACGCAAGGGTCCCCGCCATAACTATTATCGTCATTAGAACTGAAAATATTAATTCGTGTTTCATTACTTTACTCTTTCCATGTTTCCGTTTGGGTGTTCTATCGAGGATTTCCCTAGATAATTTTGCGATCTCTGTTTGATTATATCAAGCGCTTGCTGTCGCGTGTCGCAAGAATAAGCGTCAAACTCCTGATCCCCTCCTTGGTCGATAGTCGTTATCCATGCTATGTAAGTCATTTCATTCTCCTGTTTTAATTTCTAGGTTTTGCTTGTTATCGCTAAAAAGCTTTATCTCTAATTCTACGCCGTCATCGCCTTCTATTGTAATCTTTGAAACAAAAGAGCTGGAACCCTTAAGCCTTTCTATTGAATCTACTTTTATATTTTTTACATCATACATAGAAATATACATTTTATTCTCCATTGATTAATTCTCTATTCAATTACACTAACAGGCCGTTAGTAGCGCGTCAATAAGAATAACAGATTGTTAGTTTATATTTGACTACCTGAGCGTGGGCTTGTATTATGGGGCTATGAACATGACTATAAAAGAGTATCTCGCTAAAGAGAATTTAAGCTACAAGGCTTTCGCTATTAATCTAGCCGCGCATGGCGTGAAGATAACACCGGAAGCTGTGGGGCATTGGGCGCGAGGTCGAAGCAAGCCGCTCAACAATAAAACCTTTCAAGCGGTCAGCGATTGCACTGGCGGTGTCGTCACTCCCAATGATTTTTGCAATATAACTTAATGCATATAAAGCCGGAAGAATTACTCTCTCAAAAAATTAAGATGTGGCTTGATCGGCTTAATGAAATCGAAGCAATCAACACCATGCATTACACGGTTCCGAATGAGTTTTTGGCGGAAGCGGGTAAGGGGTTTCATATCTGGCAGAAGAAAGAAGCCGCTGGCTGTGTTGCTGGCGCTCCCGATTGGCTTGTTTTATCATCGTCCTGCCATTGCCTTATGGAATTGAAGGACGCGAAAACGATGAAGGGCGCTATCGGTAAAATGAGTAAAGCGCAGAAAGACTTTGCCGTAACCGCTGATCGCAAGGGCATAAAGCGCTATACCGTATTCGATAAAGATAGCTTTATTCACGCCCTACGCGATAGCGGTATGCTAAAAGTCGATTAGTTCGTCTATCCAACCAGCGGATTGCTGGGCTTCAATTTCTTTTTCTTTCGCTTCCTCGTCTGCAACCATCACATTGATCTCGTCAAGCGTTGGCATCACCTTGCTAAGCACGTTCCAAAATTTCCCAGCCTTCACGGCGCTAATTTTATTCGGCCTTACATAACGGTTGCGCTGGTTTGCCTTTTCCGGGCATTGGTTTTCAAGCGCTTCGTTTACGGTTTTGGGAACCATATTAGGGAAGGCGGGTAAGTGCTCCTTGTGCCATCTGATAGCGTTGTTTCGCGCCTTACCCATGTGTTCAAAGCACACCCATTCATAAATGTAACCCGCTCCCGTTTCGTAGGCCACCTTCATCACGGGTAACGCGGGCGGTTCACCCTCTGGGGTTTTCTTGCGATGAAAAGAGGTTGCCATTCCCCAGACATTGAACTCTTCCGGTACACGGTCGGCTGCTAAAATAGCGGCCTTTGTTTCTGCGCCACGGACAAGAGCAAGCCCCTCCTCTTCGTAAAACTCGTGAGCGCATTCATAGCATAATCGCTGTTTTTTAGTGGCTGGTGCTTCGCATTTAGGGCAGATCTTCATATCTAATTCGTCCACCTCCTCCTCTTCCGCGCTGGCACCCTTCGGCTTGTTGTCTTTAATAGAGCTAATATCTACGTCATCAATAGGCCCTAGAGCCTCCACCACGCCTCCGAAGTCAAGAATCATGCAATCGGGTTTCTCGCTATTAGCGATGGCCGCAAGCCGTCCTGCTGTGGTTTCTAAGTCGTATCCATCGGCATAAACCGTACGCAATCCACGGCCTGTGCATTGAATATATAAAACGGGCGAGCGCGTCGGGCGCATATAGGCCAGCAAGTCAATCTCTGGGCAGTTAAAGCCAGTGGTTAGCATAGCGACGTTCACAAGGTATTTAATTTTTCCGGCCTTATAGTCCTCAATGATGCGCTTTACTTCGCCCTTCGCCATCTTGCTATGGATTCCTTCCGCGTGCTCTCCTTGCCTCCTGAACTCTTCAACCACGTTGTCGCAATGGTCGGTAGTCACGGTAAAAATTAGCCCGCGTTTACGGGTAACGCCTTTTTCGATAATCTCACGAACACAATCGCGGTTAAGCGCATCTGTATTAACCGCATCATCTAGTTGTTTGTCGATAAAGTCGCCACCTCTTGTGCCAACGCCCTCGGTATTCATCACTGTAGTCACTGGCGGAAGTGTGGGGCGGCATAAATAACCCTCATCAATCATAAAGCTAATCGCTATTTCATAGGCCACGCCGTCAAATAGGCGCGGGTTTCCCGTATATAGGTAGCCGCTATCACTGCGGAAGGGCGAGCCAGTAAAGCCGATGGTAATACAATTAGGATTCATTGCCTCGCAGTCATCAATGAATGAGCGGTAGCGCGTATCTTTTACCGGATTAACAAGATGCGCCTCATCAATTAATATGAATGACGGCGGGCGCTTGTGCATCAAAGATGCTTTATCGTGGATGGATTGAATGCTGGCAAAAGTCGTGTCGTTATTAATCCGCTTTTGATTCAAGCCAGCACAGTAAAAACCCGCATCTGCCAACGGGTCTTGCTCTAAAAGCTCCGCCATATTTTGTTCAAGCAATCGCTTGTCGTGCGCCATGACGACTATGCGCGTGTGAGGGTGGACGCTGTTATAGCCCCTGATAAACTCGGCAATCATGAGGGATTTACCGCTACCCACTGGCGCTATAACCAGTGGGTGCGTTTCCTTCTCATTTATCCATTGCCACAAAGAATTAAGCGCGGCTCTCTGATAAGGTCTAGCGGTTTTCATGCGGGTAAAACTTCATAGTCATTTTTTTATAAACGGCATGGGTGGCTTCGACATCGCCTCGGCAATACTCTGCAATCTCTTCAATGCGCCCAGCTTGCCAGTATCGGTAAACATCGCTGCCCTTCATGCCCTGTTTTGGTGATTCAACATCGAACGCCAAGCAAAGATTCTCAAGTTTAACGTAATCATGCTTGTCGCCGCCGTTCCATTTTAGCGCCGTATCGTAAACCATTTCGCCGTAACGGTCGTTAAAAGCTCGCTCAAAAACTAGCGGTGGCTGAATGCCCAGCACCATGCAGCGTTGGCGAAGTATCTTTAAATCAAACCCAACAACGCAATGCCCTATGACTGTATGAGCGTAGTTTCCGCATAAACCCACAACATAATTAAAAAATTCGATAATAATATCGCGCTCTTT